CGCCTTGAATTACAAGGGCAACAAGCACAGCGTTTATACGCTCTTGCTGGCGAACCCATCCGCTACGCAAGACGAGATCAGGGTGGCAGAGGCGACCCAATCGCTGGAATTTCCACGCGGAGCAGATACGGCGGTCCCCGAAGCGATCCGCATCGCCGCATACGAGATCGCTCACGCCCTCTTGGACGGCAAAGACCCGGAGTTGGAATTGGAGAACTTGGCCGTCAATGCGATGGGGTATGGGGCGGTGAAGACCAGCTACGAGCGGTCGCAACTGCCCATCGAACACATCATCAACCTGGTGCCGAGTTCTGCCGCGTGGCGCTTGCTCAAGCCTTTTCTGCGCGACTCGGACGCCCTGAAACTGTCACGACTGAGCTAGGCGCGTGCCCTGGCTCCCTTTTACCGGCCCACTGCCGGGTCAGACCCGCTGAATACCGGAATGACGCGGAAAAGTCTGTTACAAGTTCCCTCTCCGGGTGTAAGGAAGTTGTCGCATGTCCGTCTCTCTGTACCTGGCGCGTCCGTGGGTGTCTTGTTTCGAGGGTGAGGATGATGCCGCGAAGGCCGCCGCTGAGAAGGCCGCCGCCGAGGCTGCCGCCGCTGCTGCCGCTGCCGCTGCCGCCGGCAAGACGTTCACCCAGGAACAGGTGAACAACATCGTGGCGACCGACCGCCGCAAGCTGGAAGAGGCGCTCAAGAAGACCGAGAAACAGTACCAGGACTTGCTGGCCAGCCAGAGTCTCACCGAGCAGGAGCGAAAGGCCCTGCAAGCGAACCTGGAGATGGTGCAAGGCCAACTGCGCAGCAAGGAAGAGCAGCTTCTTCTCGAAAAGAAGCAGTTGGAGGAGACCTATGCGGGCAAGTTGCAGGAGGTCGAAAAGAAGGCGTCGTTCTTCGAGACGCTGTACCGTGATTCCACCATCGAACGGGCGCTCCAAGACGCCGCCGTCAAGCACGAGGCGTGGAGTCCTTCGCAAGTCGTCACCCTGCTTCGCGGGCAGACGAAGATGCTGGAAGAGACGGACCCCAGGACCGGCAAGTTGACCGGCAGATACAAGCCGGTGGTTGAGATGCAGGCCCTCAACACGACGACGGGCGAGATCGAGACCAAGACGTATACGCCCGAGGACGCCGTGAAGAAGATGAAGGACACGCCCGATACCTGGGGCAATCTCTTCCGCAGCGGCGTGGTTTCGGGCATCGGCGCGGGAACGGCCACCGGCGGCCTCATGCCGGGTCAAGGCGGCAAACTGGATGCGGCAGCGATTCGCAAGCTGACGCAAGAGCAGTTCCGCGAGATTCGAGCCAACCACCCTGAATGGCTCGGACTCGATCCTTTGCCCAAGAAGGGCCGCTAACCGTTCGGGGGTCGGCACACCAAAGGTCTGCTCGAACCCGGCGCGCGTCACGGTGACGAGGCGCGGCGAGCAGAGGTCACAAGAGAAACTTCGGAGAGTAGCGATGAACCGTTTGTACCTCAGCCAGCCGTTCACGGCTTGCTACGAAAACCAACTGGATGCCTTCATCCCCGAGTTGTGGGCGGACGAGGGCCTGCGCATGTTGGAAGCCAACCTGGTGATGGCCAACATGGTCCACCGGGACTATGAGGACCAGATCGCCAAGTTCGGCGATGTGGTCAACACCCGCCGCCCCGGCGAGTTCAAGATTCGCCGCAAGAAGGACGGCACCACGCTGGTGCAGCAGGACGCCGTGGCCACCAACGTGCAAGTGCCGTTGAACCAGTGGTTCTACAACTCCTTCGTCATCCGCGACGGGGAAGGGAGCAAGTCCTTCAAGGAACTGAGCCAGATTTACCTCCAGCCGGCGATGAAGACCATCGCCGAGGGCGTCGATCGAGCGCTGTTGGGCCAGGTCCACGCCTACTTCGGCGCACCGGCCAACCGCGTGGGCAAGCTAGGCGGACTGACGGCCAGCACCGCCAAGGACTACGTGCTGGACGCCCGCGAGCGGCTGAACATCAACAAGGCCCCCGTGGACGGCCGTAAGCTGGTCATGGCCCCCACGAGCGAGACGGCCATGCTCAAGACCGATCTGTTCGTCAAGGCCAACGAGCGCGGCGACGGCGGCTCGGCGCTGGAGAGCGCCATCCTTGGCCGTATCCTCGGCTTCGACACCTATATGGACCAGAACGTCAACTGCGTCCTTTCGGGGTCGGACACCGACAGCGATCCGGTCACGGAGCCGTATGCGGCGGGAAGCCCGGCGACGACGCAGATTGCGTCGGTGTTGGCTCCCACGGCCGGCGAGTTCGTGGTCGTGGCCGGCAACGATCAGCCGACCTGGGCGACCGGGACGAATGCGGCCTGGTTCACCTTGAATGAGGCCCTCAAGTACGCCACCGAGGACAACGCCGTGGCCACGCGCTGGGTGAAGTGCGTGACGGCTGCCGCTTATGCAGCCGGCTACAGCGAGGGCATCGCGCTGACGGTCACCGAGGGGAAGGCCCCGCAGGTCGGCCAGTTGCTCGCCTTCGGCGCGACCCCTTCCACTCGGCACACCTACACGGTGATCGAGTCGGAGGGGAGCGGCACGTCCTGCACCGTCTACCTGGATCGGCCGCTCGTGGCCGCCGTGGGCAATGGTGCCGATGCGTTCCCCGGCCCCTACGGCGCGATGAATCTGGCGTTCCACCGGGACGCCCTGGCCCTCGTGACCCGTCCGTTGGCCCTGCCGGACACCCGCGCGGGCGTGATGGCCGGACACGCCGCCTACAACGGCGTCACCATGCGGGTCTTGGCCCAGTACGACATCAACGCGGGCGGCCTGATCGTCAACTGCGACATCCTCGCGGGTGTGGCGGTGCTCAACAGCGGCCTGTTGGTCCCGATGCTTGGCTGATCCTGTCTTTAGCGAGCATTCGGCCGCCCGGCCCAGCCGACGCACGGCCGGGCGGCCTCTCTGCGATCCACTGCGCGTCCGAACGGACGGAGTTGCCTCATGGAACTGCTCTTTGCACAAGCCGATACGTTCGCCGACGCGATTACCGTGCTAAAGCAGTACGGGCCGCTGGTCCTGGTGACTGCCGTCTTGCTCTGGCAAAGTTGGGTCCGCGAGTGTCGCATGAACAAACGGATCGTGAAGCTCGAAGACGAACAGCGCAGCGTGTTGATGCCACTCGTCGAGCGTTGTGCTGATGTGATCGCCCAGAACACCTTGATGATGGAGCGGTTGGAAAAGGCCCTGGACCGCTAATGGTTCAGCGAGGCGTGCCATGACCTATCCTGCCAGCTACAGCTTGAATCAGCAGATTCGGCGAGTGCTCTATGCGCTCAAGCGGCAATACGGCGGGCAGATCGACGTTCACAAGCTCAACGCCTCGGAGACGAATGTCCGCACCGGCCAGAAGCAGCAGACGGTCACGGTGACGCGAATCAAACGTGCGATCGTCCTGCCCGGTCATACGGCGCGGAAGGTGATCCGGGGCATTTCCCTGATTTCCGCCAACAAGATGATGGTCACTGGCGGCAGTTACGACTCGCAGAAGCGGGACTTCATCATCGACCGCCGCGACGCCCCGGGCCTGCCCGCGCTCACGGCCGACGATTGGATCGTCTATCAGGGGCGAAAGTACCAGGTGGCCGAGGTGGACGCCTTCGAGTTCGATGCCGCCTGGGTCGTGACCGCCAAGGAACTGGTCGGCGAAACGCCGCAGCAGACGTTTCGCGTAGGGGTCAGTGAGAGCTTGAATCTGGCCTCGGCTGCGGAGGCGGGAGTCTAACCATGGCACAGAAGGATTGGGCACGCTGGATTTTCGCCTCGGTGGCCGATTACCTGAAGTCGGTAGCAGCGGAGCAGAGTTTGGCCGTCTTGGTCGAGCATCTGGACGAGCGGACGGAAGCCTTCATGCAGGCCACCGATCGCGCGGAAATCCGCATCACCGGCCCCTTCACCCGGGAGAAGAGTCGCGGCTGCTGGGAGGTCTTCGTCGATGCCAACGTCCTTCTCACGAGCCGCTACGACGGGGAAGGGAAGGATTCGTACAGCATCTTGAAACATGCCGGGGCGTTTCAAGAAGCTCTGAGTTCTCCCATCGGTGTTTGGAACTTTGGATCGGAACCAGGTGATTACGTGGAAGGCAATCCGGCAACACAGCGATTCCTGGGCTGCCTCCTGCCCCGTTCGGGACGGAATCAAGCGGTGCGGGTGTTGAACTTCGGGCAGATCGACCCCGTGGACAAGATCAAGCAGACCGAGGTGGATGCCCGCTACGTGATGGAGTTGACCGAGGATAACGATTAGCACCTTTGCCAAGCGGAGATAGACCCATGGCCAGGATCGAACTCAGGAATTGCACCGTCCGCGTCAAAGACGGTTTGGCGGGCGCGGCGGCCGTGAACCAGCCGGTCACGCCGCCTGCGGCGACGGACACGACACTTACGATCGACGAGATTGCGCTCAACACGGCCGATACCGATCTGGTGCCGGTCGGGGCGCGATTCACGATTGCAGGGGAGACGGCGGCCACCACCGTTCATACGGTCACCGCCCGCACACCTGCGGACAGCGGGCCCACGACGGAGATCACTTTCGCGCCCGCCTTGGGCGCGGGCACCTATGCCGATGGTGGCGCGCTCACGTTCCAATCGCAGCAGATCGAAATCAAGGTCGGCGACGGCGAGGTCAAGTACACGGAGGCCAACGAATACAAGTACGACAAGGACCGCGGCAACCTGGACACGGTGCGCGAAGGGGATGAAGTGCCCATGGACGTGAGCCTCAACTTTACCTTCGAGCACGTCAAGACCGGCACGGGTGAGGCGATTACTCCCATCGACGCCATCAAGGGGACCGGCGGTGCGTCGGAGTGGGTCACCTCGTCAAGCGACCCTTGCGAGCCCTATGCCGTGGACATCGAGGTTGAGCACGTTCCGCCGTGCGGAAGTGCCCAGAAAGAGACGATCCTCTTCCCCGACTTCCGTAGCGAGAAGCGCGACTACGACTTCAAGAACGCGATGATTGCGGTCTCCGGTAAGTGCAATGCCACGGAGCCGATTGTC